CGACAGATGATGATTATAACTCTACTGCGTGAAATTTGATAAAGAAATAACCATCAGTACAAATAAAGTTTGCTGTATTTCCGATATACATGTCGGAGTACATCAGAATAGTATTGTGTGGCATGAAACAGCAATAAAATGGGCAGAATGGCTGAAGATAGAATTACAAGAAAAAAAAATTAAAGATATCTTTATTCTCGGTGATCTGTTTCATTACAGAGATGAAATCGCAGTAAACACAATTCATGTTGTAAATCAAATATTAAAATTATGGAATGAATTTAATATAGTTATACTTGTCGGTAATCATGATTCATTTTACAAGGATAGGACTGATGTAAACTCGCTTTGTCTTTTGAACGAGTGGAAAAATATTAAAATTATAAGTGATTTATACCACTGCACCGTGCTGGGTAAGACAGTTTCTTTTGTACCTTGGGGTGCGAATATCGACAATTTACAAAAAACTGATGTTTTATTCGGACATCTAGAGATAGAAAGTTTTAAAATGCATAGTTATAAACTATGTGACAAAGGCATTAAATCGAGTACCATTCTTAATAAAGCTGATCTTATTATGAGTGGTCATTTTCATCTCCGAGATGAAAGAGAAGACGGAAATAAGACTATCGTCTATCTGGGTAACCCTTACGAAATGGATTTCGGCGATACAAATGATACTAAAGGCTATTATATTCTAGATTTTACCGATTTAACCTATAAGTTTTATGAAAATAAAATCTCACCAAAACATAAAAAACTAACATTAACAGAGCTTACTTCCTTAAGTGCTGCAGATATTAAAAACAATATTATAAGTAACAATATTGTAAAATTATTGATTGATAAAAACGTACAAGCAGACGATATTGATCTTCTAATACAAAAGCTTACTACGCATCAACCGTTTAATCTTTCTGTTGATTATTCACTTTATAATAACAATGTCACTGTAAATGAAGATCAAGCCTGTGATATATCAGGTGTTGATATGAGTAAAGCTATTGAGGAATTTATTGATATTTTGGATATAGAAAAAAAATCTGAAATATCCAAATACTGTGTAGAGCTTTACAAGAAAGCACTCAACAAATGAAAAGTATTATATTTAACAATATAAGTATTAAAAATTTTCTATCTATTGGTAATCAACCGGTAAAAATCGATTTTAAACCTGGGCTACATATTATAACCGGTATCAATAAAGACAAAGAAGACCGTCGCAATGGTGTAGGTAAATCAACTATTGCTGATGCAATATATTTTGCGGTGTTTGGTGAAACATTACGCGGACTTAAGAAAGAAAATATTATTAATAATATAAATCGCAAAGGCTGTGAAGTCGTGCTTGACTTTACTGTTAAACATTTAGATAAAAAGGAAGAAATACAAATAGTACGTACGATTGAACCTTCTAAATGCTTCCTTTATGTAAACGGAGAAGACAAGACTAGAGACAGTATTGCGAATACAACATCATATATTATTTCAAAGATTAGTAGTAACCCAGAGGTATTTCAAAATTGTGTTATTATGACCATAAACAATACTATTCCGTTTATGGCAAAAAAGAAACAGGAGAAAAGAAAATTTATTGAAGATATTTTTAATCTTAGTATTTTTGGAAATATGTTAGATATTCTTAAAGCAGATATTAACGAAAAGAAAAAAATATTTGATATTAACGTCGCAAAGCACGATGAAATACAAAAAACTACCTTAACTTACGAAAAGCAGAAAGAAGCTTTCTCTGCTGAAAGAAATAGAAAAAAGGAAAAATATACCGGTAGGTATGAAAATAATAAAAAAGAAATAACCGACATTAATTTAAAGCTCAAAAAATTTATTATACCTGACGTTGAGCAAATTAAAAAAGACATAGAAGAAAACGAGATCAATATCGTTAAAGCCGATAATAAGCTTAAAAATATAAGACATTTAATATCGGAAAATACTACTCTCATTCTTCAATCAAATAAAAAAATAGCTTCTGTTGGTACTGATAAAGATGTGTGTCCGACATGCTTAAGGACAATTCAAGAAGTCGACCGTAATCATATTAAAAATGAAAAGAAAAAGATAAAATTAGAAATAGAAAACTATGAAACATTGATAGAAGAAAATAAAAAGCAGGAAAAGCAGTATACTGGCCTTCAAGATAGTCTTGATAAAAAAATACAAGCGCTTAGAGAAACAGTAACGAGCTATAAGCATAAAGTAAAAGAAAAGCAAAATTTAGAGGAAAGGCTTATGCAGTTAGAAAAATGGCAAGTTGAATTACAACAAGATTTAAAAGATATTGATAATGATTCAGATTCGTATGATACACTTATTAAGTAACAAAATGACAGGCTATTCTCTGTAAAACAAGAAATAGAAAGTATAAAAGAAGATTTAAATATATTCGATGTAGTAAAGTTTGTTGTCTCAGAAGAGGGCGTAAAATCTTACATCGTTAAGAAAATGCTTCAGCTTTTTAACAACAAACTTGCATATTATTTAAAGAAAATGGATGCAAATTGTATTTGTACATTTAATGAATATTTTGAAGAAGAAATTATTGATAATAAGGGTAAAAGTTGCTCATATTTTAATTTTAGCGGTGCAGAACGTAAGAATATTGACCTTGCTTGCTTATTTACCTTTATGGATATAAGAAGATTACAAGGTGACGTTTCGTTTAACTTTAGCATATATGATGAGCTTTTTGATTCAAGCCTTGATGAACGCGGTGTTGAACTTGTTATTCTTTTACTCAAAGAACGCGTTGAAAAATACAATGAATCAATTATGGTAATAAGTCATAGAAAAGAAAGTATAAAAGCGGCTACCGGTAGTATTATATTTTTAGAAAAGAGTAACGGTATAACTAAGCAAGTTGATTATAAAAGATATAATACTTAAATAAAAACAATGCAGCCGAGTCCTTTTACATCTCCTTTTGTTTCACCTTTCGTTTCACCATTTGCTGCGCAACCCACTGTACGTCAGCAAGAATCACAACCACGCCCACCAGAGCTTGATTTAAATAGAGCTATGAACTATTATGCAGATTATAGTGGTTGTGGATTTTGGAGAATGATTTGGCCAGAGCATGTTTTAAACGCACATCAAAAACTTATTGTTCATGGAAGTACAGTTATGAATTTTGATCAAAACTATTATCGAGGTGTCAAGACCGTACGCATACAGAGACAAGCAACAGCTACTCAATTAAAATTTGTACAATTCTTAAAGGAACTAAGCGCAAAGCAAGGGTTTAGAATTATATATGAAATTGACGATTTAGTTTTTAGTGAAGATATTCCGGAATATAATAAGTTTAAACCCGCTTTTACTGACCCTGAAATACGCAAAACAGCACAGTCAATTATGGAGCTGTGCGATGAAATTACTGTTACTTGTGATTTCATGAAAGAGTATTATCTCGAAAAAACAAGCAACAAAAATATTACAGTAATACCTAATTACCCGCCAAAGTTCTGGCTTGGTAATTTTTATAATGAAAAACGTATTTCTGAAAATTATGATGAGTTTGAAAAGAGACCGAGAATATTGTATGCAGGTTCAGGCGCACATTTTGATGTTGAAAACCGTGTAAGTCAAAATGACGATTTTTTTCATGTTATTGATATTATAAGAAAAACGAAAGATAAGTTTAAGTGGGTTTTTCTAGGCGCTTTCCCTCTCCCGTTAAGACCATTAATACAAAGCGGTGATCTCGAGTTCCATCCGTGGCAAGATCTATACAGATACCCGGAAAAGATTTATAATTTGAGAGTAAACATGATGGTTGCTCCGCTACAAAACAATACATTTAATAAAGCGAAGAGCGACTTAAAATATATAGAAGCGTGTTCTTTTGGATTGCCGATCGCGTGTCAAGATATTGTTACATATAGCGAAGCACCTATAAAATTCAAAACAGGTGAAGAGATGATCAGCTGTATTGAGGATACTTTGGCTAAAAAAGGAAAATATATGAATGCTAGCGCCAAATATAGGAAAGTTGCAGAAGATAGGTGGTTAGAAAATGAAAGTAATATACAAAAGTATACAGAACTATACACATACCCGTACGGTCATACAAAGCGTATACTTTTAAATCAATGTAATAATTTGACATCATGATTAAGATACCAAAATTATCAAAAAAACAAATGAAAGAGCTTGCAAGACAAGGTAAGCTTCGTGATTCTTTTGAAATATGGGTCGATAGACATAATCATAAACTTGAGCTGGTACGTACAATTGTAAGTTTTATTGGCGCTATGTTGTCCGCTCTTGTATTTATGAGAATATTTAAAATATTTTAAATATACTTGTTTTATATAAAAAAGCTTTTATTATTAGTTTGTGTATAGAAATGTAGCATATATTCCGCGTGATCAGGTAATGCGGCTATTTACATGGGACGAACAAGGTAACCGCGTAACTCTCGATTCTACGTATGAACCATATATATATTTGGAAACTAACAATCACCCGGATTGTAATAGTATTTTTAACACAAAGTTAAAAAAGAAACGATTTAAAAATCAAGCCGAGCGAGCGCGTTATTTAAGAGATAATAAAATTACACGTATTTTTGAAAATATCAATATTCAACAACAATTTTTAATAGATAGTTTTTGGGAACAAAATGAAAATGAAGTTTTTAATAAAAATCCTATTCGTGTCGTTTTTATAGATATCGAGACTTACAGCCCCGATGAATTTCCAAAACCCGATGACCCTCAACATCCTATCAATATTATTACAGTATACGATACACTGAAAAAGCACTTTCTAACTTGGGGTCTTAAAGGCTATTCACAAAAGCACGAAAACCGTACATTTATACACTGTAAAACTGAAAAAGAC